GGCTTTGCGGCTGGAACTGCCGCCACACCTTCTTCGTGGTGTTCCCGGAGCTAGGCAGCCCGCCCGCATGGACGCAGGAAAGCCTTGAAGCCCTCAACGCCCGGGACATCGAGTACAACGGCCAGAAATGCACCCGCTACGAGATCAGCCAGATGCAGCGCGCCCGGGAGCGGGCCGTCTGCAAGTGGAAACGCCGGTATCTGGCCGAGGACGCCGCCGGGGCTGACACCACCGCCAGCGCCATGAAGCTGAGGCAGGCCCGGCAGAGCCTTGCGGACTTCACTCGGGCCACCGGCGGCAGGGTGGACAGCGCCCGGACAAGCGTGCATGGGTTTGGGCGGAGCGAGGGCAGCAAGGCCAGCTACGCGGCCCGGAAACAGGAGCGGTTCAATGCTGCAAATACTGAGTTGCAGCAAATGCGGGAAGCTGGTACAATAAAGGCGAAAGGTCGGCTCATTGAATCCCCGTCTGCTCCAAATGAGATAAATTTTGCAAGCGACCACGTCTTGCAGCGCTGGGCTGAACGCGGTATGGGGCCAATGGATGCCGAACGCATCATCCGCTCCTCTAAGGTCGCAATGTCCCAGCGAAACGGTACACAGACCTGTTATTACTCTGAGCTGGGCTTTGTTGCCATCGGACAAGATGGCAATGTATCCAGCATCGGCCCGCTGGATGAGGGCGGAAAGAAATTGATGGAGGTGGTCAAAAAGCATGGAATTCCGCATTCGTGATGATGTGAAGCTTGAAGAATGGTTTTGTCCCATTTACAACCGAAAAATCGACTGCGGCTTGTGCTTCGACATTTCCAACATCGGCGATGATATTCTTTGCCTGAAGGGCGACGATAAGCCGCCTTGCAGCTGGGATGAAGCCCACAAAAGCTGTCTCAAGTGTCCGCACTATGCTGACTGGGACTAACAGCCAAATACCGCGAGCGTCTTTGCCCATCCGGGCAGGGGCGCTTTTTTCATGCCGTATTCGCTCAGCTGGCAGAGCACCGGTCTCCAAAACCGGCTGTCGCAGGTTCGAGTCCTGCATACGGTGCCATCGCGGCGGGCAGCGCGTACCCTGCCCGGCAACATGCGGACGGAGAACCGCGTTACAAAACCGTAGTTTCACCCAAAGAAAGGGGTTTACTTATGAAGCGTGAAGACGTAAAGGCAAAGCTCCCCGGCATTACCGACGAACAGTTGAACTGGCTGATGAGCGAAAACGGCGCTGACATCAACCGCGAGAAGACCGTCGCCGAACAGTTCAAGACCCAGTTCGAAAACGCACAGGCCCAGCTCAAGACTGCGCAGGACGGCCTCGCCAAGTTCGACGGCAAGAAGACCCCGGACGAGTACGAGGCCGAGCTGACCAAGCTCCGGGGCGATATGCAGGCACAGGCGGACGGCTTCGCCTTCGACTCGGCCCTGAACACCGCCATCATGGGCAAGAAGGGCCGCAGCGTCAAGGCCGTCCGCGCCCTGCTGGACGTGGACGGTCTCAAGTCCTCCAAAGACCGCACCACCGACATCGACAAGGCTCTGGAAGAAGCCGCGAAGGCTAACCCCTGGGCTTTCGGCGAGGCCGCGGAGGACGGCAGCGTCCACGTTTCCAGCGGTGCAGAGCACGGCACTCCGCCCACCGGCGACACCGATGCTGTCACCGCAGCATTCAAGGCAATGAACCCCGGCATCAAGATCGACTAATAGAAAGGAAATATTATGGCACACGAAGCACAGGTTCGTTATTCCAAGCTGGTTGACCTCAAGCTCCGGGCGACGCTGGTCAAGAAGGTCGGCGTCATCTGCAACAGCCGCTATGAGGGCAGCCCCAAGGCCGGTTCCGTCAAAGTCCCCGTCCGTGACACTGAAGTCGCTGTGAACGACTACAACAAGCAGACCGGTGCAGAGCTGACCGGCGGCGACACCACCTATCTCACCGTCAACATCGACAAGGACAAGGCCGTCAATGAGATCATCGACGGCTTCGACGCCGTCAGCGTCCCCGACGATCTGGTGGCTGACCGTCTGGACAGTGCCGGTTATTCGTTGGCGCTGCAGGTGGATTCCGACGGCTCTGCGGAGCTGACCACCGCAGGCACGGCCTTCGGCACCACCACCGCCCTGACCGAGAAGACCATCTACGGCAACGTCGTGGACGCCCGCACCAAGCTCTCCACCGTCCATGTCCCCACCGAGGGCCGCTGGCTGCTGGTCTCCCCCGAGATCTATGGTCTGCTGCTGAAGAGTCCCGAGTTCATCAAGGCATCTGACCTTGGCGATGCCGTCGTCCAGACCGGCGCTGTGGGCCGCATCGCAGGCTTCACCGTCTTTGAGGATTCTACCCTCGGCGAGAACGTGGAGTACATCGCCGGTCATCCCAACTGGTTTGCATTCATCGACGAGTGGGCCGTCCCCGTCCATGTGCAGGATCTCAATGGTTCCAGCAAGTACATCGGCGCGTCCGCAGTCAAGGGCCGCAAGGTCTACGCCTTCAAAGTCACCAAGCCCCAGACCATCCTCATCAAGAAGAAAGCGTGACCGAACCTCTCAGTCTGCCGACGGCAGCCAGCTCCCCTAACAGGGGAGCCTAAAAGGAGCTGATTTTTTTGAATTACTGCACCTATGACCAGTATGCAGCCGCCGGCGGCACGCTGGACGAAGCCGCCTTTGCCCCTTTGGCCGCACGGGCGTCCCGGCTCATCGACCGGATGACCTTTGGCCGGGCCGAGGGCCACGCCGCAGTGTGCGAAGGCTGTGCAGAGGCACTGGCGGACGCCTGCATCCAGATCATCGACGCAGCGAACGCCGTGCAGAGAGCCTGCACGCCGCCCGGCGCGTCCAGCGTCTCCAACGATGGCGTGTCCATGACCTTCACCTCCGGCGCACTGGCCGCACGGCTGGTGGCAGAGGCGGCGTACATCCTCGCCAACACACTGGGCAGCGACCCGCACAATCTGCTGTATCGGGGGTGTTTCTGATGCAGACGCCCGTCACCGTCGTCATGCTGCTGCATGACATTGCCACCGAAACAGACCGGCCGGTCTGCAAGGTGCTCACGGGGTGCAGCTGGCGGGAGACGCGCCGCACCTCGGCCTCCGGCGACCCCCAGAGGGTGGTGCATATCCGCCTCCCGCCTGCGCCGGGCTATCTGCCCTATCCCCAGTGGGCGCGCCTGACACCGGCAGAGAAAGCCGCACACTGGACGCTCAAGCGGGGCAGCAAGCTCCTCTGCGGCGCTGTCCGCAGCCTGACCGAGGCCGAATATGCCGCCCCCGAAAAAACGCACATCTGCTGTACGGTGGCGGATGTCTCGGACGACCGGGGCGTCCCGCTGCCGCATTTTCATGTGGAAGGGAGCTGACACCTCATGTCCAAGCCCATTTTTGACCAGCCCTACGGCCTGAAATATCAGGTGGACGGCATCCGGATGGAGCTGAGCTGGCGCCCCGACTTCGGCGCAGAAAAGACCGCTGCCCTGCAAAAGGCCCAGTTCGCCCTTGCGCAGGAGGCCGCGCGGCTCATCGACAGCTACGTTCCCTTCGACACCGGCCAGCTGAAAAACGGCGTCCAGACCGCTTCCAAGTACGACGAGGGCCTTTTGGTGTACAACACCCCTTACGCCCGAAAGCAGTATTACCTCCATGCCGAGGGCACCGACCTGCACACCTTCATGGGCAACAAAGAACGCGGGCAGGAAGCCGACAAGTACAAGGGTCTGCGCGGCTCCTACTGGGGCCAGCGGGCACTTGCCGATGTGGGCGAACATCTGGCCCTCTTCGGGGCCAAGGCCGTCACGACCTTCTGGGGAGGGATGGGACACTTATGAGCGAGAAAGCCACCATCACGGCCATGCGGGAGTGGCTCAAGACCTGCCCCCTCATCGCCGAGGAGCAGAGCGAAAACGGCGCAGCTTTCCGCATTTCCGGCCTCTCACCGGAGCCTGTGGCCGAGTTTTCCATCGAGGACAGCCCCACCGACCCGGTGACGGCTGTTTTCTTTTCCGGCCGCAACCTCGCCAAGAGCTACATCTTCGTCAGCCGTCGCGACTACAGCGAGGCCCAGAGCGTCCAGATCGCAAACAGCGGCTTTTTTGAGCAGCTGACCGAATGGGTGCTGGCCCAGAACGACCGGCATCACCTGCCCCGGCTGGGCGGCCGCAAAGAGCCGCTGCGCGTTTCGGTGACGTCCAGCGGCTACATCGTCGTCGCCGAGTCGGGCAGCTGTAAGATGCAGATGCAGCTCCGACTCGAATATTACCAGCCCAAGGGCTGAAACGAAAGGAGTTTTTCCTATGACTGTTACCGAAGCCGTCAAGCTGTCGGGCCTGACCCCCAGCGCCGACTATACCGGCGTGGAGACCACCGACGACTTCCTGCTGGCCGTCCAGACCGAGGCCAGCCAGACCGACGTGAAAAGCTGGGTGGTCTGTGCCGACCATGTACGGGAGCACAGCGGCGCACTGAACGCCTCCACCACGGACAACACCTACATCCGCACCGGCCCTGTCACCACCAAGGGCAGTGTCCAGCGTACCCTCTCCATTCAGGGCGACCGCTATGTGGGCGATGCATTTCAGGACTTCCTGCTCTCCCACAAGATCGCGTTCGGCTCCGGCCAGAGCGTGGTGGTGCCTTATGTTTACTTCTCTCTCCGCACCGGCAAGGGCGAGAAGGGCGAAGGCGCGCTCATCCTGACCAGCGATGTGGGCGGCAGCGCCGGCGCGAATGCCACCTTTGCCGCCGATTTCAAGGGCATCGGCACCCCGGCTGAGTTCGACTATAACACCGCCGTCGCGGGCTGAGAGAAAGGAGCACCGATAAATGCTGATCCATGGACAGGAATTTGATTTTTCGCTTCTGAACGCCAACGACCTCGACCGTCTGGAGGACGCACTGGACGAGATGACCCGGGAGGGCGAGGCTGAGACAGCCCGCTGCGAACGGGAGAACGTCCGCCTGGGCGACCGTCTCCGCGCACAGGCCCGCGTTTCCATGCGCGGCCTCGACAAGATCTTGGGCGCAGGGGCATCCGCCCGTCTGGGGCTGAACGAAAACGATGTCAGCCGTCTGTACGACGTTCTCGACGAGATCACGCAGGCAGCCGCTGCTGAGAAGGCTCGTTATTCCCGCCCGGCGGCCGCCCCCCAGAACCGCGCCCAGCGCCGGGCTGAGAAGCGCCAGAAGGACAAGCACAAGCCGCCCGTGAGCTATCCGGGCCAGCCTGCCGCCGCCCAGATGGTGGAGCGGGTGGATAAGGCCGCCCGCCGCAGG